AGTCGCAATTATTTAATCAAGACGCAACTCGCTATCGCAAAGGCGCGGTAGACAATGAAAGCATACGATCTGACATTAGCGGCGAGCTGGAGCAATACGATAATTTGCTTCAATCTGGTGAAAAATTTGTAATCGGTAATTGCTTATTTTGTGTCCTAAGAAGAGATATACCTGTATTTAACCGCAACGGATCAGCGGACATTACTGTAACGCTGCAATGTGAAGAAATATACGACGCCGCCCAAGGGTCCATCGGCTTAGTAAATCCGACGTATGTGTTTAACGAAAAAGCACTTCCCGAAAACATTAACGGTCCTCGCGTAGACATTGGTCAGGCATGGTATCCGCTGTGCCAACAAGATATAGCTTCGTTCCAAAATGTTCGTCAGTGCAGTTACACCGAAATCGGCATCCGTTCACAAGTGTGGATGCGATTCAACGGTCTTACAAACTTCATCTCCCTACCAGGACCAGCAAAACTATCGGATCTAGACGACCGTAATATCCAAGTTCAGGCTGGTACTGTCCAAACCTATGGGATGCGCTACAGCTTTTTCTCGCTGTATGTACGTCCAGCAGATGCTGGACCAAGTGCTAGTTGGGCACGCATCAATCAAATCCCTTTGGCCGTGCGCGGTAATGCACCACGCGATATTTTCAACTACTTACGAATTGCTCACCCCTTAAAACAGTGGGAATTCCGCTTGCGACCACTAAGTTCGGGCGAGCTAGTTCAAATTATTGGCAGCAATAGTGGTTTTTTACGGCTAGACACTAAAGAAAATTTCGTAAAAGTTCCTACGCTTGTCAACAATCAGCAGTTTACGTTTTACACTAAAGGCATTGAAGAGCGCATTGGTGATATAGCAATTAGCCCGCAAATGGTCAACGGGCGCCGCAGCAATCCGACTACAACCACGACATTTACTTTTGTTGTGACCTTGGTGCGAGCAGAAGTAAACGGCGTTACCGCCAACGAAAAACAAGTAAGTAACGGTATCGCAAAAGCAATTAACAAAGATCCCGACCCAGATGCTTCTGAGGGTGCGTACCCGAATGTCCCTTGGAGCGGCACACCTTTAGGCGGTACATATACCTTTGTAGATGCCGATGCCGCATTGTTCAAATTAACCGGAGCTGACTCAACCGAGATGCAGCTCAAGATGACTTTGCGTGCAACTCAACTACTCGGTCCGTATAACAATAATCGAGATATTTGGTGGACTATTGACAGCATTGATCCTATCTACATTTCTCCTGGTGTTACGAGTACTAAAGGGAAAGACGGTACTGAGTATCAAATCAGTAAAACTTTATTTGACGGTAGCAAGATTACTTATACCTTCCGCCTGAACATCAGAAAAGCTGACAAGCAAACCAATATCGACGATGCCGAGCGCATTTTTGAGGCCAATGCGGCGATCTCTGAAGTCTCCCATTATGGCGATTTAATTACCCGCAGTTGCGATAGCGCTGCCGAACACGAAATCGTTTACGTCAACGAAAGTATCGACCCCGGAAAAAACGCTACCTACACGGGTTGCGCCATGGCGGGCTTAAAAGTTCGCAGCTCCCGCAACCTTGCCGGACTGGAGCAACTGCACATCTATCAGAAAAACGGCATCCTCGTAGAACGCCACGAGCGCACAGCGCAGGGCAACATCATCAGTTACGCCGCCACCGAGTCATCCAACATTTTCAGCGATCTGGTTTATTACTTACTGACCAACAGCCAAGCGGGCTTGGGTGAACTGATTGACAAGAATCAGATTGATCTTGGCTCCTTTGCCACGACGGCATCCTTCCTGAAAGCCAATAAGTTGTACTACGACGACGTGATCGTTGAGCCAACGAATATCCGCGATTTTGTCGCCAGTATCGCGCCGTCCATGCTTTGCAACATGGTCACACGTAACGGCAAATTTGCGCTTGAGCCTGCGTTGCCCTATGACCCGACCACCTACCTGATGATGCCGAAATTCCCGGTAACGCCTTCGATTTTGGTCAAAGCGCTATTTACGGACGGCAACATCATCGAAGATTCCTTCGAGCTGAATTACCTCAACTCAGAAGAGCGCAAGCCAATGAAGGTGGCGCTGCGTTACCGCTCTGAATATCCCAACCGTTTCCCGGAAGAGCGCACAGTGTTGGCGTCGTACAACAACGATCCGGCATGGTCAAACGCCCCAATCGAAGAGTTTAATTTCACCCATATCACCAGCTACGAACACGCTGCCCTCGTCGCCAAGTATTTCCTGAGCGTGCGCCGTAATATCACCCACACGATTAGTTTTAAAACCACGCCTTACGGCAACGCACTGGCACCAGGTGACTACATCCGCGTTGTTACACAGCAGAACATTTACAACACTGCTATTTACAACGATGGTTACATCACCGAAGACGGCAGCGTTATTTCATCCGAACCACTGGCGCAAAATCAGCAGCACGACGTTTTCCTCTGGGACCGCTCAGACCGCGAAGTCAAAGAAACGCAAATTTTCGTAGACATCAACAACAAAGTACAAAGCGACAAAAATGCCTTCTTTGCGATCCGCGATAATAGCAATACCTACAACTTGGTGTACTTGGTCGAATCACTGCAGCTTGACCAAGACGGACTGGTGCAAGTCGTCGCCAGCCACTACCCAGTCACACTTGCCCGCAAGAGCGTGATTTCAGAAGAAATCAATGTCCAGACAGGCATCTTTACAATAGAAACGTCCACCTGAGCGCCATGGCATACCCATCGTCTGTGGTTCCCACCTCGCGCTCGGTGCGACTGGGCGATTATCCGGTTCGGTCGTTTCGCGCTCAAAACGGTAAGGAACTGCGGATGCTGTATGGCAACCGCCGCAGCGGGCAGGAACTGGAACTGACCTACGAAAACATTTCGGATTCGGATGTTGTCGGTTTTACCGCCCACTACGAGGACATGAAGGGCACACACGGATCCTTCGATGTTCCAACCTCCAACTTTGACGGCTGGGGCGCAAATGTTGCCTCCCCGTTTCAAGAACCCCAAAACAACCTGTACCGCTTTGCGGATGCGCCTCAGATCACTAGCGTGAGACCAGGGCGTAGCACCGTTGTTGTCCGTCTCGTGAGCGTAATCCGATGAGCAAGATGTACACAGGCCGCGACGGTCGCATGTTGCTCGGCACCACCGACCTCGGCAAGGTGACCAACTGGACCCTGCAGGCGGATCTGGAAACACTGGAGACCACCTCGTTAGGTGACTACCAGCGCGAATACACACCCGGCGTGCAGTCCTTCAGCGGAAGCGCCACACTGCTGTATTACAACGACGGCACCGCAAACGACGCCAGCACGCTTTTGCGTGAAATCGTCAAAACCGGCAGCGTGACAACACCAGTAACGCTGACTTTGCGGTTGACTGATGGCACAACCAACAGCGATGCAACCTTCAGCGCTTATATCACCAGCGCCAGCATTGGCGCATCCGTGGGCGAAGTATCGTCAGCGCAAATTAGTTTCCAAGCCACTGGCGCACTGACCACCGCAACACTGTAATGAGCGTCTACCTTGGCACTTACGGTTACGTCGCCCTTAAGCGCACATCGCCAACACAGGCTGTGCAAACAGTGCTGCGTATCGGTGACGTAAACGCTGGTGCCAACCGCTTTCTTTTACGCGACGACAACAATACATTTGTAACCGGCGATTACATTTACATCCAAAACAACGCCGTTGCTGATCTCGACTTTATCGCTGCAAGCGGCTGGTACGACAGCCAAAGACACCGCGATGGCAACTGGTACATCAATGTTGACGATGTAGGCGGCATCAGGCTTTACGACACTTACGCCAAAGCGATTAGCGGCAACTCTGCCGAAGCTGTTGATATAACCGTACCCGCCGCAGATTTAACTCTCAACATCACAATTCAAAACAAGGATTACTTAACTCTCGGACAGGTCACTAATTACGAGTTAAGCACACAGCGCGAAACGATTGACGTTACTGCTTTAAGCGACCAATTCCGCTCGCAGTTCGGTGCGTTAATGTCCGGCTCTGGTTCGCTCCAAGCGCACTGGAACTATCAAAACGCAGGCGAACAATCCAACTATTTGCTGCAGCTTGCCATTCGTACTGAAATTGGCAGCACGTTTGACGCCCGGTTTTACATCAAAACGGCGGAATACACCTCAGGGATGGGGATCGACGAGACAGACGACGAGATTTATTACGAGGTCTCGGGCGTCATCACACAGGCTGGGATTGCCTTTTCGCCAGATTCCATTGTTCAAGTCAACGCTGATTTTGTAACCACTGGTCCAATCCGCTTGAAGGTGCGGACGCTGAGTTACGACGAACTGCTCCAGGAAACTGGCGATCGCATCCTGCAAGAAAACAGCAGCTCAATTCTGCTGGAGTCATCCAACTAAACTGGTAGCTAAGAGCCTCCAGCCGTAAAGACGTGGCCGATCTAAAAATTTCCCAGCTAACGTCCCTGCCTGGCGGGAGCGTAGATGCTGGCGATGAACTGGCGATTGTTCATTTAGGCGATACCCGTAAGGTCACGGTCAAAAACCTGCTGGAAGGCGGCGTTGATGACATGGATTCGGCTACGATCCCAAGCGCCAAGGTCGATTTTGCCGCTGGTTCCATCGTTGCTGCCTCATTGGCGACTGATGCGGTTACAACAGTCAAGATCCAAGCTGACGCGGTAACTGGCGCCAAGCTGGCTGATGATTCCAGCGCCGTTGTTATCGCCACCAGCCTGCGTGGCAGCGGTGATTTTGAAGGTCAGCTTCACGTTGATAGCGATACCGATAAGGCTTCCTACTGGGACGGCAGCGCATGGGTTTATCTCAAGGCTGCAGGTTCTGTCAACACAGTCACGGGCGTCACCAGCGGCATCGTCAACATTGTTTCTGCCGCCAGCAACGACTCGATCACGCTGACCCCATCACTAGACAACACCAGTAATGCCAACGAGTTTTTGGCTGGTCCTACAGGTGGTGGCGGTGCTGTTGCTTACCGCACGATTGATCCATCAGACCTGCCTTTAGCCAACACCTCACTGCGTGGTGCGGTGATCGTCAACGGCAACGGCTTGACGATGGATGCAGGCGTCATCGAAATCGACAACACCGTCACCGCACAAGCCAGCCCGGTCTTCCACAAGATCGCTTACAACGCCCAAGGTCTTGTCACCAGTAGTTCCTCTGTCGCTGGCGCTGATCTGCCTGTTGCCACATCCAGCACACCTGGCGCTGTTCAGCCTGGCACTGGTCTTGTTGTTGATGGCGTCGGCGTCCTGAACCACGACAACGCAGTTGCTAGCGGCACGGTCAGCGGCATCAGCTACGACACCGAAGGGCATATCACCAATGCGGTGCCCTTGGTTGCCGGCGACATTCCCAACCTCGACGCCAGCAAAATCACAACGGGTTCGCTGGATGTAGCCCGTATTGCTGCCAACACAGTTACTGGCACAAAGCTGGCGAACTACGCCATCACCAAGATTGGTGACACGCAGCCGACTGCTGACCAGATCGGCCAATTCTTCTTTAATCCGCTGACTCGTGACCTGTTCCTCTGGGACGGCAACGTGTTCCAGCCGATCGGCATCTCGGTCGGTGAGATTATTTTCGCTGGCACGTTCGATGCGTCTGCCGGTGGCGGCACCGGCTTGGTTGCTTCGGTAACTGACGAGGGCACTGCAATCGGCTTAGTTGTTGGTCAACCGTTGCCAGCCGCCGCAGCGGCCAATAACCGGTACTACCTCGTGGTGTCGGAGGCTGGCACGATCACCAGCGGCAACGCACCAAATGTTGCGCTTAGCCCGCCGGACATTGTGCTGTCAAACGGCAACCAATGGACTGAAATCGACGTTTCTCAGACGATTACCAGCGTTAGCGCCAACCAAGTCAGTTACACACCAAGCGGCAGCGTTTCGGCTAGCAACGTCCAAGCTGCAATCGACGAGCTTGACACAGAGAAATTAGCCAAGGCAGGTGGCACCGTTACCGGTCAAGTGCTGATTGGCACGACTGGCTCGCTGGCGTTTGAAGGCAGCACAGATAACGCTTTTGAAACCAGCGTTGCAGTTACCGATCCAACGGCTGATCGCACCGTCACGATCCCGGACCAAGACGGCAACTTCCTGATTAGCGGTAACGCCAGCATCGTCAACGCTGACATCAATGCCTCCGCTGCGATTGCAGACACAAAACTCGCCACAATCAGTACCGCCGGCAAGGTAGCCAACTCGGCAACCACTGCCACCAACGCCAACACCGCCAGCGCCATCGTTGCGCGTGACGCCTCCGGTAACTTCAGCGCGGGCACAATCAGCGCAGCCCTGAGCGGCAACGCCAGCACCGCGACCGCACTCGCCACCTCGCGGAACATCCAAGGTGTTGCCTTCGACGGCACCGCCAACATCACGGTCGTCACCGCCGGAAGTGGCATCTCGGTAACCGGCACAGCGGTCGCTAACACCGGCGTCCTCTCGGTGAACGGCAACGCTGGCGCGATTACAAACGTGGCGGTAACTAATGCCGCCCAGAGTTTTACTGCACAACAACGCGGGACAATTTCTGCACTAACAGATGGCGCAACGATTACGCCGGATTTCAGTGCTGCTAATAATTTCAGCGTTACGCTAGGGGGAAACCGAACACTGGCTAACCCAACTAATTTGACGGCTGGAGCTAGTGGCTGTATCTGGATTACGCAAGATGGCACCGGATCGCGGACCTTGGCTTATGGCAGCTACTGGGACTTCACCGGTGGCACTGCACCAACGCTGACGACAACAGCCAGTGCGCGAGATTGTCTGGTTTATTCAGTGCAATCCAGCACGCAGATCACCGCAACCCTGATCACCAACCTGAGCTGATCTGATGATTCCCGGAAGCGCTAATCCCCTCCTGCTTGCCAGTGCTGCAGCCGGTGGATATTCCATTAGTAGAAGCCTTCGTTTCAACAGTAGTGACAGTGACTTGTGGCAAAACCTTTGTAATACACAGGAGGCAGCAAAATGACTATCCCAGGAAGCGCAATATCTCTTCTTCTTGCAGGCGCAGCTACCGACCCTAACCTTGTCGAGATCTACGCCTGGGGCGGTGGCGGTGGGAGCGGCTATGCAGGTGGATCAGGTGCTGGCGGAGGCGGTGGTGCGGTTTACGCAACTGCTGTAATAAGCCCATCTCAGGTTTACAACGTCATTGTCGGTGGCGGCGGTTTAACAATGGCACCCAATGCAGGCACGGGCGGCACCGTGTCCGGCGGCGGTGGATTAGCTGGCACAAGTGGCTATGGCGGCCAAGGCGGCGGATATTCAGGGATTTTTATTGGCGCTGCAGCAACCCAAAATGCCGCGCTTGTTATTGCCGGTGGTGGTGGTGGTGGCGCTTATGAAGGTGCTGCCGGTGGCGCTGGTGGTGGATCTACAGGTGCCGCAGGAGGCAGCGGAGCTGCTGCTGGTGGCGGAGGCGGAACGCAAAGTGCAGGTGGCACCTCTTCGCATTCGGGTGTTGGCACTGCGCTGAAAGGAGGCGATTGCGGAACATCGGGAGACGGTGGAGGCGGCGGCGGTGGAGGCGGCGGTTATTGGGGCGGCGGTGCTGGCTCTGGAGCAAACCCTGGCTCAGCCGGTGGTGGCGGTTCTGGGTATATCAACACGCTGCAAACACTAACCGGCACGCTTTACGCAGGTTCTGGTGCTACTCCAGGAAATAGCGGCAGTTCTTTTAGAGGAAGCTATGGCAATGGCGGGGCCAGCGGCGCGAACAACGGCTTGCAAGGTGTTGTTATTATTCGCTATCAAGGCACACCGCGCTATACAGGCGGGACGATCACTCAATCTGGCGGGTACACAACACATACATTTACAGCAAATGGCTATCTAAATCTGAATACGGTTCTTTTGATGCCATTCAAGACATCGGCAACTGCAGACCATTCCCCCATTCCAAAGACAGTCACCATGAACGGTACTGTCACGATTTCATCGACTCAGTCAAAGTATTATGGTGCTAGCGCCTATTTCTCCAATGGAAACTGGCTGTCTGTCGCCGCTTCAAACGATTTTCTTTTTGCAGCTAATGATTTTACGATGGAATTGTGGATTTACCCAACCACAAACGCTTATGATATCTTTGGTGCTCTGGGGGGAAAACTTGCGCTTGGCTTGATTATTGGCAATTCATATAACTTTTCCAGGGCCGATGGAACAATCACTTTTGCCGACGACGGCTCGGGCGGCATTGTTACTAATTACCCGAATCAAAACTCAGTGAGCGGGCCAATGGTGGTCAACCAATGGCAGCACCTTGCGTTTGTCCGCAGTGGCACGTCATTTTTGATATTTAGAGACGGTCAGCTTTTAAGCACCACAACTGTCAGCTCTTCCAATAATAACGTCGGCAGCAGTTCTCTCGCCATGGGAATTGGGCGTTTAACTGGATCAACCAATAGGCCAGTCACTGGATACATCCAAGATCTTGCTGTTTATAAGGGTTATGCAAAATACACCGGAACGTTTACGCCTCCAGGTCCCCTTACATAAGGCATGTCAATTCTTCAATTACGCCCGCGCCCGCTGACCCCACTAGAGAACAAGG